TCCATCCTAACCAAGTTTAGACTTCTGGCTGAATGGGAGTATGGTTACCCGATAAAAAAAAGTATTTCTTTTTAAACATCTCTGTGTCTGAATGTCTTATCCCACTACAAGATGCCCCCGTTTTTTAGAGTATTTAACAAAGGATAAAAATGTCAATAAAAAGTAGAAAAAGAAAAAAAAGCTTTTATTCAGATTCAGCAGTTTGGAAACAACAGCCGATTACCGAATTGGAAATAAGGTGCTGGGTGAATGATTTTAGGGGATTAGTACATCGGATTTATTTGGCTATTTTGCTACTAATCTTACTACTAATTTTGAAAGGATTAGTAGTAGGTTGTAAATAAGATAAAAAATGAATATTAACATAAAAGATATATTATGGACATTATTTCTTTTAGTTATTCTTTTTGGTTTTTTGGGCGGTCTTTATCAAATAGATAAAAGAAGTAAGGAAAAAGAAAGGGAATTAACACAATTTGTAAATAACTGTTTTAATTCTGGTGGTGAAATTCAAGAAATAGGAGATATATTTTTTGGGGAAAGATTAATTTGTAATCCGAAATAGTGTGCCAGTAAAAAGTAAAAAGAAGGGGGAGAAATGAGTCAATTTTATAAATGCGATAGGTGTGGACAAACTATTGAAAGTGGGACAGAAGAACTTTTAACTCTACCAATAAGAAAAATGAATTTTGATTTATGTGCGGAATGTTGGCAGGAATTAAAAGTTTTTTTAAACTCTAAAGGTAGAATACATCTATTTAAAAGATTTAAACCATTTCAGGGTAATAATTTTGAAGGAGAACTAACTTAAATGCCCAACAATAACACAAAGCAAACCACCGAACTGAAAATAGATAATAATATTTTTGAAGTCTGCACAAGCTGGCTGATAAGGCAGGTGTTGCCGGAATTGAAAAAAATATTTTATGACCTTGAACCAGAAGATTTTGTAAATAATAGCCAAACAGAAAATTTTCTGGATTACTTGGAAAAGGAAGTGAATTATAATGTCAATTAATCTGGAATGGTTATTAATTTTTGTTCTTATTTTTTTATTAGGTGAAGGACTTAAAAGAAATAGATGATGAAGATTTTTTAAATTACTTGGAAAAGGAGGTGATATAGAAATGTCAACTTTACAATATGTTCAACCAACAGACGAACAAAAAGCAACAATGCAAAAGTTTAGGGATAAATATGAGGCTCTTTACAAAGAAGTGCAACAGCTTCCAGTAGGTAGAGGTTTATCATTAGCTTTGACTAAACTTGAAGAAAGTGCAATGTGGCTTAATAAGTCAATAACTAAGAACGATTAGTTTTTTGCCCCAAGAGAAATCTTGGGGGAGGGAATTATGACTAAAACACTTAACCAGCTAATAAAGGAAGCGAAAAAAGATTTCAGAAAAAATTATGTTTATAAAAATGGTAAATATAGACACGAGCCTTATATACTAGAAGGGTTTCTTTCTTCCACCATCCGCCAAATAGTTAAACAAAGCCTTAAGGCGGTGGAGGTGGAGAAAAAAGAGAAAGGCACATTAGATAAAATGAGTTTTGATGAAAAGGAATTATTTAGTGAAATTAAGAATTTTGAGTTTTGGAGATATGCAGGTTTTTCAGGCCAAGATAGTCTTAAATGGGCAAGGATAATTTCTGCTTATGTAGCCAGTAAAATAAACCAAGCCATCCAAGCAAGGCAAAAAAAAGTAAAGGAGTTTATGAAATGACCGAACCAGAAAAACCAATTAACCAATGGACGCTTGAAGAATTAGACCAACATCCGATAAAAGGACAGGGATTGACCGCTGATGAGATATGTATGTGGGATTATATTTTAGGCAAACAAGAATTAACATTTGAAGAACAGGAAATGGTTAATATTATGAAGGAGAAATGTGGAGACATATAATTTTTTTAGCTGGTTTAAAAATATGACGCTTTGGAAAAGGAGAGTAAATGAGCAACTGGTTTAAAAATATGAATTTGTGGAAAAGAATAGCGTTGTTTATTTGTATAAATAATGCCTTAGCAATACTTATCCTTATAGATATGATTGCTTTCAGGTATCCGGTGATAACAAGTTTTTTACTTTTATGGGGAGTTTTGTATTTAGTAAATAAGAAGTATTTAAAATTAAGGGGGTAGGGTGAAAAATAAACAAAAAGAAAAGATATTATTAGAGGAGTTTATTTATAAATGTTATAACAGTGGTTTTTGTTATAAAAATGGAGATTGGTGTATTCCAAAACAAATTAAGTGGATTAAAAAAGCCCTTGACTCTATACGGGAGGAGACATTAGGGGAAGTGGATGTTTTAAAAATGGCAGAGGAATTTGAAGAAAAAATGACAAGTGGATTTGGTTTAGCAAATATACATGGCATGGGAAATGTTCACTTATTTGCAGGAATGGTACAGGGATTTATCAACAACCTAAAAACCAAAAAATGAAAAATAAACTAAAAGAAATATTAAGAAAAAAATTAGCAAAAACCTTACAGTTTGAAGGTATTGCTATAACTATGTCTGTCGCCAAAGCGATTGATGAATTTATTGATGTAGAAGTAGATAAAGCCCTTATTTCTATTCGGAAAGAAACATTAAAGGAAGTGGAAAAATTATTGCCTTATAGTATAGGATTTACAGATAGATTTTATAAATTAAAAACAAAAAATGAATAAACAAGTAGAATTTCACGAAATACCAAGCGAAACTAAAGATGATTTAGGATACGTTTTAAGAAAAACTGAAGAAGGCTGGAAATGTTCCTGCCCTGCTTTTATCTTTAGAAACCATTGCAAGCACATTGACCATTATATCCAAAATGATAAATTTGTTGGATAATAGATTATGGAAATATGCTATTGATTTATAATCCAATTTTTGATATAATATATATATATGGGATATGGAAAACCTGACTATGATGTTTTGGCAGATGCATGGAAATGTGAAATTTGTGGTGAATGGTTTAAAGGATTAGGTTATCATATAGCAAGACATCATAGGTTAACTGTAAGGGAATATAACAGAAGATTTGGCTTTGATTTAAAAAATGTATATTTGTCAAAAGAATATGCAAAAAAGAAAAGACAAACTATTTTAAAAACAGGAATGTATAAAAATCTTGAAAAGGGTTCAAAATATAAATTTAATAAATTAGCAGGTCCAAAAGACCCAAATTATAAAAGAAGCGAACAGACAAAACAAAGGCTTAGAGTTTTAAGAAAAAAGAAATGAAAAAAAAATATCAAACCAGAGATTTTTATTTAGCCGTATGGTTTTTAATGAATGGGATAGAATTAGAGATTAAAGATATTGGGAAAGAAAGGGTTACATTTCTTTGTGATGACTTTCAAGATAGAGATATTTTAATCAGCGGTTTTTATAATTCAGACTTATTACAGAAATTTATTATTAGTATTAAAAGCCTAAAGAATAAAATGTATTCTAAAAGACCGCCAGTTATTTTTAATAAAGAAAAACAATGAACGACTTAAATAAAACAATCCTAAAAATTAAAAAGAAATTTGGCGAAGAAACAATAGGCAAAGTAAAAGACTTGAAACAAGTTGCTATTGAAAAAATTTCTACGGGTTCTCCATACTTAGATTGGGCGACAAATGGCGGATTTCCAAGGGGAAGAACAGTTGAAATCTACGGTCCGTATTCTTCAGGAAAAACTCTTTGTGTTTTAAGAACTATTATTTCAGCCCAAAAATTAGGTTTATCTTGTGTTTTTATAGACAGTGAAAGGGCTTTTGACCCTAAATTTGCTGAAAAACTAGGAGTTGATTTAAGCAAATTAATTTTAGTTAGGGAAACAGAAGGCGAAAAAGTATTTAACATTATTGATATGCTTCTTCAAGGTGATGTAGGGATAATAACCGTAGATAGTGTCGCTTCTTTAGTCCCGCAATTTGAAGCAGAAGAAAATATAGAAAGACAAACAATGGCTTTACAAGCCAGATTAATGTCAAAAGCATTAAGAAAATTAACAGGTGCTATTAGCAAGTCAAATACTTTGGTTATTTTTATTAATCAGGTTCGTGAAGCTGTGGGTAAATACGGAAACCCAGAAGTAACCAGCGGTGGCAGAGCTTTGGGCTTCTACGCTTCTTTAAGAGTAGAAATTAGAAAAGGCGATTGGATATTAGAAGATAAAAAGAAAATAGGGCATGTTATCAAATTTAGAGTTACTAAAAGTAAAATCTGCCCTGCTTGGAAAGAAGGACAATTTAAATATTATTATAAAGGATTTTTTGACGAAGAAAGTGAGATATTAAATTTACTTCTAATTAGTGGTAAAATAAAAAGAATGGGTGCATGGTATGAAGTTTTAGGCAAAAGGTTTCAAGGCAAACAAGAATTGACAGATTATATTAAAAAAGATAAAAAGTTCAAAGAAAAATTATTAAAACTTTAAGAAAAGGAGTTCACTATGGCAAGTAGATCATTAAACATAGTCCATCTAATCGGTAATTTAACAAGGGATCCAGAGTTGAGATATACTCCAAAAGGAACAGCAGTCTGCGGTATGGGGCTTGCTACTAATAGGTATTGGACAACAGAGCAAGGTGAAAAGAAAGACGAAGTTGAATTTCACAAGATTACTGTTTGGGCAAAATTAGCAGAATTATGCAATCAGCTTTTATTTAAGGGTAGGAAAATTTATATTGAAGGCAGATTACAAACCCGAAAATGGCAAGACAAACAAGGGATAGAAAGATATTCAACAGAAATAATTGCTGATAATATGATAATCTTAGATAATAAAAGGCAAGAAGGTCAGCCTGGTAGCCAACCTATCGCTGGTCAACCAAATGTTGTCAAAACTGTTGATGAAGCTCCACCAGAGCCATCAGCACCAGAAAAAAAATAACATGTTAGATACATGTTAAATACATAGAAACACTATACATATTACAGGTAAAGAATGAAGCATAAGTGGCAGAAAAAGGAAAAGCAAGATAAAAAATTATTTGGTGCTAGAGCAACACCAAGGTCAGGGGGTTTATGGAATTTCAAGGGCGACAGTCAATCAAAGCATTTTCTGGTGGAAAGCAAACAGACGGAGAAAAAAAGCTTTTCACTAACAAAAAAACTGCTAGAAAAGGTTTACTTACAGGGATTGAAAGAAAGCAAGATAGGAGTAATTTCTATACAGGTACAAAATCAAGAGTGTATAGTCACAGAAAAAAGTGATTTTATAGAAATATGTAAGAAGGCAAAATTGATAAAATAGGTTGGGTACTGGGTACAGGTGAAACTCCAAACTTCACCTTGCAGGGCTCGAAACCCTGACAGCCTGCAATATACTATGGTGTCTGTAACTTAACGGCAAAGTGCTAGGCTGTGAACCTAGTTATACCAGTTCAATTCTGGTCAGATACCCCAAGGGCTAGATAAACCCTTATTATGTTTGAATTATTCTTGGGCATAATTATTGCCCTAAGTTTGATAGGCGTATTTGCCTATTTATTTAAAAGTGAAGAAAAAATGAAAAGAAATTCTTCACAAAAAAAATTTCATAAAATAGTAAAAGGGAACAAGGTAGAGTTATGATAATAAAGGTTTTAATAGCAGCTTTAATAGCTTTAGCAATAATAGCCATTGGACGGCAAAAACCGCCACAGGCTTTTTAACAGGGAGTAGCTCAATTGGCAGAGCGTATGTTTTGGGAACATAAGGTCGCAGGTTCAAACCCTGTCTTCCTGACTTAGGCAAAGGTACAATAGATTACCAATACGGGCAGTTTTGGTGATTATGAATTGTTTAAATAAAAGACCGGCAGGACTTTAGCCTTTGCCTGATCAATTAAAAGGAAAATCTTATGAAAAAAAGTCAGCAGTGGAAACAATTAGAACGAGAAGTTGCCGAAATACTCGGTGGCGAAAGAATAATTAGAAAATCTTATAGTGAAGTTGCTCCTGATGTTGATGTTAAAGATTTCCCAACCTTAAAAATTGATTCAAAAAGATACCAGAAATTTAGGATTTTTTCTTTATGGCGGAAAGTAAAAGAAAAATATTGTGATTCTGGCGACCATGCAGTTTTAACAATCAGAGAATCGGGTAAACATAATATTCTTGCTGTAATAGATATACATTTGTTAGGTGCTTTATTAAATAATATAAGAAAGGAAGGTAAAGATGTTTACTCTATCAGTCGCCAGCCACTTTGATGCTGCTCATAGATTAAATGGCTATAAAGGAAATTGTCAAAGAATACACGGTCATAGATGGGCTGTTACTGTTCAGGTTGAAGGGAAAGAATTAAATAGCTGGGGAGCATTAATTGATTTTAAAGAAATAAAAGAATATGTAAAGAAATTTGTCAAAGAAAGATATGACCATAAATTAGTATTAAAGCAAGAAGGTAAAAAGAACGCAGAGTTAAAAAAAGTTCTTCCAGATGAATGGATTTGCTGGACACTTAAAAATCCAACTGCCGAATATCTAGCCGAAGAAATTTACAATGGGCTTTTCCCTTGGTTCAAATATAGAAAAATAAAATTAAGTAAAATAGTAGTTTTTGAAACACCTGATAATGGTGTTAGTTATCAGTCTACTGCTAAAAAGAGATTTTTTAGGTTAGGCAGAGAACTATAAAAAAGGAGTTAAAATGCGGATTTCAGAAATTTTTGTTTCAGTTCAAGGTGAAGGTTTAGATGTTGGAAAGTTAATTGCTTTTGTCAGGACGACTGGTTGCAATTTAGCTTGTGAATGGTGCGATACTCAATATGCCAGCAGACCTGGAAGTGAATTTGAAGTCTTTACCCCAAAAGAAATAATGAAAAAAGTTAATGATTTTGGAGTAAGGGCATTATCTATTACTGGCGGAGAGCCTTTATTGCAAAAAGAAGAGCTGATTAAGCTATGCGAATTAGCCCAATCCAACAGTTATTTTATAGACATACAGACAAATGGCACTCTGTATGAGCCAGTGCTAGCACCATTGGTTAATAGATTTTCAGTATCGCCTAAATTAAAATCATCTGGCAATCATTTTGCAAAAAGATTTATAAAACAAGTTTGGTTTAGGTATATTGAGCAACATAAAAAATATCAAAATGTTTCTTTTAAATTTGTTATCCAAAATAAAGATGATAGGGATGAAGCTTTGGATTTATTAAGCAAATTTCCTGTAATTAAAAATATAAATCTTCCTATTATTTTACAGCCAGAGATAGACGTTGTTAAATCAGGTAGTTTAGGATTCCAAGTAAAGGCTTTGAGAAAACTTATTGAATTTAATGTGATGAACGATAAAAACAGAAAAGATTGGCAAGGATATAATTTATTTATAATTCCCCAAATTCACAAATTTTGTTGGGGGAATAAAAGGCAAGTCTAATGCAAATCAGTCATAAATATAAAGACACTTATCATATATTTGATATTGATAAAAAAGATATCAAAGAAAAAAAAGAAAAGAAATATATTTCTACTGGCACTGGAGAATTCAAGTCAGTAAAAGAAACGCTTAATGAACCATCTATATTGAAAATGGTTTATCTCAGAGAAGAAATATTATACAAAATCTTTTATGTAATTTGCCCTATTTGTGATAAGGAAATTATTATTAAGGAAAAAAGGGGGAAAAGACTTAAAATAGAAAAAGTATTTTAATAAAATGAAAACAATAGCAATTATCGGTTATACAGGAATGGTCGGCAAACAACTTTATAAGTGGTTTTCTTCTAAATATAAAATAATGGGATTAGGTGGAAATAGCCAAACTCATAGTTGGGAAGAAATAAATAAAGAAGCTGATTATATTTTTATAGCTGTACCAACTCCGTATAATTGGAAAACTGAAAAATATGACTTGAATAGTCTTGAAGAAGTTTTAAGTAAAGTTGGTAAAAGTAAAAAAGTAATCATTAAATCAACAATTGTTCCAGGAACAACTAAAAGCCTTCAACAAAAATATCCTAGTTTATATTTATTCTTTAATCCTGAATTTTTAAGTGAAAAAACTGCATGGGAAGATTTTATTAATCCTGATAGGCAAATAATTGGCTGTACTACTAGAAGTTATCAATTTGCTCAAGAAGTTTTACATTTACTACCCCAAAGTCCTTATGATGTAATAATGAAAGCTCGTGAAGCTGAAACAGTTAAATATGTTAATAATTTTCATGGAGCTTTAATGGTTATTTTTGCTAATTTCTTTTTTGATATATCTATAAAACTTGGTATGGATTTTGAAGCAATTAAAAAAGCAAGTGCTGCGTCAAAATGGGTAGGTTCGCCAATGGGCAGAATGTACTGGGAAGTAATTCATAAGGGTAAACGTGGTTATGGTGGTGGTTGTTTCCCAAAAGACATTAATAGCCTAATTCATTGGTGTAAAAAGAATAAGATTAATACTGAATTAATAGAAGCAACTAGGAAAGCCAATATCCGCATATTAAAAAGCCAAAATTTGACCGAAGAACAAGTTGAGAAAAATAAATATGGAAGAAACAATTAACGATATAGTTAATATTTTATCAAGTGTTTCTAAAAAGTCTTTTTTATATAAAAATGATTGGGTTGACCCACCTAAAGAAATATGGATTTCAAAGGATTTTTTTAAAAATTATGATTATAAAGAAGAATGTAATGGACATAGTTTAGATTATTTTTTGGGGTGGAGATGGGATTTTTTTAAACAGAAATATCCAAAACAGGTTAAATATTTTAAAAAAAGGATTATATCGATTAACAATTATAACTTTTTTATTTTCAGTTATTTTAATAAAAAAGACTGTATCTTTAAGAAAAAAGAATGTTTAGTAAAAGATTTCAAACCCTTTTATTGTGCATTAAAGCCAATTAAGTTTATAAGGGAAGAAAACAAAGGAACACTTACTAAAGAAAAAAGTAAAGAATTTCCTTTCGATAAGGAAAGTTTTAAGCAAAACCTTCTTTTATTAAAGGAAATGAAAATGCTTGCTTTTACTTTTCATTTGCCTACTTGGCTAGATGAAATTCTTAATTATTTAAAAGACTTGAAAACAATACCGGATAAAAATATAAAAATTCATTGAAAGGAATAAAAATGATAGATAAAAAAAAATTATACAAAGCAGGTGAATTAATATTAGAAGCCTTAGGTGAAGATAAAAATAGGGAAGGAATAAGAAGAACTCCAGAAAGAATAGCAAAAGGCTGGTCAGAAATGTTTGATGGTTATGGAAAAAATCCCGAAGAAGTTTTAAGTAAAACATTTGATGCTGAAGGTTATAATCAAATGATAATTATTTCTGATATAAAAGTTGAATCCTTTTGTGAACATCATATTTTACCCTTTAAAGGAATGGCTTGGGTTGGATATATACCAAATAAAAGGGTTATTGGATTATCTAAAATCCATAAATTAGTTAGAATATATGCTCATAGACTTCAAATTCAAGAAAGATTAACAGAACAAATAGCAAATTCTTTTTGGAAAATAGTAAAACCAAAAGGAATTATGATTGTAATAAAAGCACGTCATAGTTGTATGGAAATAAGGGGAGTAAGAGCTGAAACAGGAGAAACAATTACATCTGCTATTAGGGGTAATTTCAAGCAATCAAAAACTAGATTAGAATTTTTAAAATTGATAAAAAAAGATTAAATTTTATCAAAAAATATGATTAATATAAAAAATAATTTATTAAAAAAAGCTATTGAAGCTCAAAAAAATCTTTATAAATTAAAACAACCTAAAGATGATTTTCTATTTTATGTTTATAATCATCCAGAAGCACTTTATAAAAAGGCTTATTTGAATTACGAAAAAGTCTTACTTATTAGTGGCGGAATTGATAGTTACATAGGTTATTATGTTACTAAAAAGAAATATAAAAATATTAAAGGATTATATGTAAATTATGGTTATCCTTATGCAGAAATGGAAATAGAAACTATTAAAAATTTAGGAATAGATTGTATTTTTAAAGACTTAAGTTTTATGAAAAAATATCAAGAAAAAGGAGAAAAATATTGGGGAGAAATTTTTCCAGGAAGAAATTGGATTTTATGTATTATTGCTGGTGAATTAATAAAACAAAGGGGAGAAATTTGGATGATGGCAGTCAATGGAGAAGTAAAAAAGAAATGGGGAGATAAATCAGAATATATGTTAATAGAAGGTAGTAAAATTCTAAGCAAATTTTACAAAAAAGATATAGAAATTTGTGTCCCTTTTAGTAATTTGACTAAAGGTCAATTAATAGAACTTTACCTTAAAGAAAATGGAGATATTGAAAAATTAAAGAAAACAGTTTCTTGTCATTATATTAATAATGTTAATGAATTACCTTGTGGTAATTGTATGGGATGTTTACATAGATTTGTAGCAATGCAAAGAAACAAAATTGAAGAAGAATACAAAATACCAAAAAAGCAAGTAATAGAAAATACTAAAAAATTATATCTTCCTGAAATCGAAAATTCTCTTTCTTTATTTTCAGAAGAAAGAAAAAAAGAAATAAGAAACGCAATAAAATCAAAAATATGATAATTTTTCTAGCAGGAGCAAGCACAGGAGAAGCATTAAGATATTTAATAGAAGCCAAAGCAAAACACGTTTTGTCAAGTTATTATTATTTAGAAAAGAATAAGATAGATTTAAAAAAGTTTCCTTTTAAAAAGATTTTCTTAGACAGCGGTGGCTATACTGCTAGAATACAAAATAAAAAAATCTTGGTAAAGAATTATGGAAAGTTTATTATAAAAAATAAAAAATATATACATAGTTTTGCAAACCTTGATTTAACGGAAACAAAGGGGACTATTAAAAATCAAGAATATTTAGAAAAAATAGGATTGAAACCAATTCCTGTTTTCCATTTTGACGAATGGAAGGCAAAAAAATTTAAACTTTTTTCTGATTATATTACAAGACATGACAAAATTGCTATTGGCGGAATAGCAGGAGTTCCAGCAAAATTTAAAGATTTAGAAAAGTTTTTAAATTTTGTTTTTAGGCATACAAAAGATAAAATAAAAGTACATGGTTTTGGAATTACTGGAAGTAAAATTTTAAAGACATATCCATTTTATTCTGCTGATTCAACAAGTTGGTTAATAGGGGCACAATATGCTAAATTATTTAGATTTAAAGGACAAAAATTTATTATAATATCAGTTGGAAGAAAAATTAAAATAGAAAAAGAAAAATTGCTTAAACTTGATAACCCATATCAATACATAAATGTGGATAAAACTATGAGAAAAAAAAATTCAATCAGATGTATCCAAAATATAAGAGCTTATCAAGAATATGAAAAATTCATTACTCGTTTATGGAAAATTAAGGGTATTGAATGGAAGGAATAAAAAATGATTAAACCAAAATTCAAACATAAAATAGCATTAATCAAAATTAACAATATAAAACCCAATAAATATAATCCTAATGTAATGGAAGATAAGGTATTTATACAGACTAAAAAAAATATTGAAAGGGAAGGATTAATCGGCGGTATCATTGTCAGGGAAATGGAAAAAGAAAAAGGCAAATATATTATTATTGACGGTGAGCATAGATGGAAAGCTTCAAAAGAACTTGGTTATACAGAAATTCCTACTATTATTTTAGATAAAAAACTTCCTGATGCAATGATTGCTACTATTAATTTTAACAAGCTTAGGGGCGAACTAGACACTTTGAAACTAGCAGAAGTAATTCATGACCTAAATAAAACTTATAATATGGAAGAATTAGAAGATAAATTGGGCTATACTCAAGATGAACTAAAGGGATTAGAAAATCTTTTGAAATTTGATTTTGACCAATTTGATGAAGACCCAGTTGAATTAGACGAAGCAGAAACTGGGGAATATAGGTTTGAAGTTATCTTAAATCAAGAACAATATAAAACTATTGAAAGTGCTTTAGAAATAGCTGATAAAGATGATAATGCTGAAGGTATTACTATTATTTGCAAAGAATATCTAGGTAAATATGGCAAAAAAGTCACCAATTGATGAATTAATCCAAATTCCAACACAAGTCACTGCTCCTATTGTTGCAGGGGAAATTGACCATGAAGTTTTAAGAAGGCAAAAGGTCAGAGAGCTTCACAGACAAGGTTTTGACACTAAAAGAATCAGTATGATTTTGGAAAAAGGAGTTAAAAGCAAAGACAATAAAACTATCTTTTTCCCTTGTAAAGAAGAAATCATTAAAAGGGATATTGAATACATTTCACAAGAAGACATAGCTGAAAGTAAAGATTATCTTGCGAAAAGAACAGAGCTTTTATCAAAATTCCATTATTTATATAATCAAGCAATGATTTCTTATAGGAATGCCAAAGAAAAAAGCCCTGTTAAAGTAACTTTTTTAAGAACAGCAGTAGATATTTTAAATAAAATTAGCGAAGTAGAAGGTTTATCAGTAATTAAGGCAAGTGATACAATTGGGGCAGAAGAACAAATTTCATCTTTCGCAGACGAAATTAGATTATTACCAAAGGAGCAAAGAAATGAATTTAAGTCCACGATTACAAAAATTCTTGACGATGACGGCAAACAGGAAAGACATAGAAGACCTGAACTTCTACCTAAACAATCAGGAATATCAGCACAGGCCGGTGTCAATGAAGGAATTTCTGGAAAACCCAAAGTTCATAAAGAAAAGTGATACAGCAAGGGAACATAATAAAAAACTTTTAATCGACATATTTGATAAAGGAAATTATGAAGAAATCCTGTATATTGCGGGAATCGGAAGTGGAAAATCTTTTTTATCTTCTAAAGCTATTGAATATATTCTTTATAAACTTCTTTGCTTAAAAGACCCACAAAATTATTTTAGGTTTGCTAAGGGCACTAGAATTGCCTTTGTTAATATTTCTAAATCATTCAGCCAAGCTAAAGATATTGTTTTTGGTGAAATTAAAAATAGAATAGATAATAATCCTTGGTTTCAAAAATATTATCCGCCCGATCCTAAAATTAAATCAAAATTAAGGATGCCTAAAAATCTTTTTATTTTGCCTTTAGGTTCTAATGAAGAAGCACCTTTAGGTTATAATATTTTTGGTGCTGTTATTGATGAAGCTTCTTTCCATACTGCTACTGAAACAAAAGATTATGCAGAAGAAATTTATAACCAAATAAAGAAAAGAACTAAATCTAGGTTTTTTAATAAAGGTAAATTATTCATTATTACTTCCCCTAAATATGTTTATGATTTTGCCGAAACTAAATTTAGGGAAGATGAAAACCCAAAACTTTATAAGATAAGAACACCTTTATGGGAAGCATTACCTAAAGATATGTTTTGTGGTGAAAAATTTGATTTAGGAAAGTACCTTCAAAAGTTCAAAGGAATGATGGTGCCTATTGAATATGAACCTGAATTTAGGCAAAACCCTGAAAAAGCAATGAGAGATTTTGGGGCACAGCCTTCAATGGCAATACAAGGCTTCTTCAGAGAACCAAGCACAGTTATTTTTAATGTTAATGATAAAAGGAAACATCCGATTAATAAAGAAACTAATGATTTCCAAGAATGGTTCTATAACTTAAAAAGCAGCGAAGATTTTGATAATGAAAGAAGATTTATTCATGTTGACCTAGGTTTGCAAAAGGAAGGAAAAGGTGACGCTGCTGGAATGGCTATGGGTAAATTCAATGGTTGGGAAGAAGTAAAAAAACCTAATGGAGAAATAGAAAAAAGACCTAAAATTTTCATTGATTATATGGAACAATTTACTGCTGGCCCAAGGGAAGAAATCCAATTTAAAGATATAAGAAAGAAAATATATAGATTGAAAGATATTGGTTATAACATAAGTTTGACGACTTTTGACGGCTGGCAAAGTATCGATTCTATCCAAACTTTAAGGGACGCAGGTTTTAGAGCTGACACCCTTTCTATCGATAGAAACCCTGAAGCATATTACACTATGAAAGCAGCTATTTTAGAAAAGAGATTAGATTATTATAGATACCCAGTGTTTCTTAGGGAATGCCAGCAGTTAGAAGAAATTAAAGGAAGTAAAATTGATCATCCTAGGGGCGGAAGTAAAGATGTTACTGATGCAGTGGCAGGAGTTTGTTACCATGTAGCCCAAAAAACTCCAGGATCAGGTTTTCTAGGTGCTTGACATTTTTTTTAGAAAAGCCTAAAATCCATTCAAAAGCTATGAAAATACCCAAATTTTTAGAAAAAACAATTTTAAAAAGCTCAAATGTCCAAAAAAAGATTGATGACGTTAAGGAAGAAATAGAAGAAAGCTTAGAACAAAAGATTAAGACAAAATATAATAAAGAAGCGAATAGTCTTGTAAAAAAGGCATTAGACGCAGCTAAAAAAGATTGGGCTGGAGCGACAGCAAAGAAACTTGGCGGACAGATTGGCAAAAGTAGGAAATATGTTTCGACAGCATTTAATTCATCTTTTCATGCAAGAAAAGTTCCACCTGGAAAAAATTTCGATACCCTTTATACTTTATTTACTGATAGCCCAGGTTCAATCCAATCTGCTAATAGGATTAAAGATGCAGTCTTAGGTGGCGGATTTGTAATAAAGAAAATTGAAGGTGAACATCCAAAGAAATCAGACTTAAAAAGACTTATTAAGTTTTTTAATAATCCAAATCCAGACGAAACTATTGAACTTTTAGTCGCTGCTGGGATTGAATCTTATCTTGAATACGGCAATTGGTATATGGAAAAAGTTCCTACTAAGGCTAGTTCTGGGAAACCTGAAGATATGGAAGTAGCAGAACTTTATAATTTAGATGCTACTAAAGTAAAAATCTTAGTTGATGTAACAAAGAAGAAAAAGGGCGTTTTAGAAAAAACAGGCTATGAAAGAACAACTGATTTCCTTAAACCAGTAATTTATGAACTTCCAGAAGTTTGCCAAATTAGAAGATTAAATGTCAGGGGCGGACTTTATGGCAGAGCTGTTTTAGAAGACAATTCAGCTATGCTCCAATTAATTCTTAGAGCCTTAACTTATAATATTAGTATCTTAAAGAATAGCGGAAGACCGCCTTTTCAAGTTATCCTTCCTGAAGATTCAAATGAAGCTGACGCAGAATCAGTAACGGCATTTATTGAAAAAAATTTTATGGGACCGCAAAATGCAGGAAAGCCAATGGTCACTTATAAAGGAGCACAAATTAAGCCTTTAGGTATAACTCCGGCAGAAATGTCCTATCTTGAACTTCTTATGTTTGGACTAAAATTAACAGCTGGGCAATTCGGCGTTCCTTTACCAATAATAGGTTTTCCTGAAGGAACGAATAGAGCTACAATGACTGAAACAAAAAGGGATTTTTATTACACGACAGTTTATCCTTTAAGAAAATTAATTTCAAAGAAACTTACTGCAGATATTATTCAAGAAGGAATGAAAATTGACGGCTGGCAAGTAGATTTCAGGGGAGCAGGATTAGAAGAATCCGAAGCAACTAGAAGGGATACTGTATCAGGATATTCTAAAGGTCTTTACAGGTTTAATGAAGCAAGAATAAAGATGGGATTATTGCCGATTGATGAAGAATGGGCAGACGGTTTTTACTTGCTAGGTTCTAAAAATGATAGCCTAATGCCAATCCAAGATGCAATAGGCAGAGAACCAGAAAAAAGTGCTCCAGAAGCTAAAAAACCAGAAGAAGGAACAAGGCAACCTGGAGAAGGTGCAGATGAAAGTCCAAAATAATTAATTATTGATTTTTTGGCCTAAATATTATATAATATATAGGTAAAGTATAAGTTTTAGGTCAAGTGAAAGGAATAGTATTATGCCAAATCCAACGCAAATGCCACCACAGGCACAAAAGACTGTGAAGGCTCAAATGCATTTAATTACTTTTGTAAGTAAATCTTCGCCTACCCCAAAAGATACAGAAGAATTCGATAAAAGGGTAGATAATTTCCTAAAGACAATAGACAATAAAAAAAGGTTCATGAAAGGCAGTAATGCTTATGCTGTTAGTGATAAACTTTGTGCTCAAGTTTGGTATTTAGAAGCCCTTGAACCAGAACCCATTATTAAACCTTTAGGGCAAAAAGATGAGCCTGCAACCAAAGAAAAACATATTAAAACATGATGAAACAATAGCTGTACCTATTATTAACTGTTCGCTTTGTAATGCTCCAACAGTCCAAGGGTTACACCAAATTAGATTAAAACTAATTAGACCAGCAAAGGTAATAAAAATTAATGGGAAATGGAAAATAAGACCAGCAGTTATGAAAAGAATGGATGTATATATGTGTCTTGATTGTGTAAAGAAAGGAAAAAAATGGCCGGGGAAAAAACCGTAAAACATTTATTAAATATTAATTTGCCAGCTCCGCCTACTCAAAACCCTTCTGAAAAATTGAGTTTTGGAGCTCATAATGCAAGCCATTTAAAAAACTATGAAGAAATCGCAAATGTTATTCAAGGCATAATCAATAATCAAAAAATGATAGCGTTATCTTTAGCAACCTTAGATACAAAAGTTAAAAAATTAGAAAAACCAATAAAAATTATTTTGCAAAACTTAAATAAGCTAAACTTAAAGGAAAAAAAGAATGAATCCACCAAATGAATTTCAAAAATTAAAAGTAGAAATATTTAAGGAAAGATTAAAGAAAAGAGAAATTTGGATTAATGGAAATATTGATGATACTTTAATAGAAACCCTTTATATTAACCTTATTAAACTTCAAGAAGAAAATGATCAACTTCCTATTAGAGTCATAATTAATTCTAATGGTGGTTTTCTTCACGAGTCCATTGTTGCTACTGATATTATGGGAACGATTAGTTGCCCTGTAAAAACAATTGCTTTAGCTAATGCTAATTCGGGTGGTTTTATTCTTTTTATGGGTGGAACAGAAAGAATATGTCATGATTACACTTGTTTAATGATGCACGCATCTAGTTTTGCCATAGCAAATAAGGTTGCTAATATTAAAGATAGGGTAAGGCATAGTGAATATATTTTAGAAAAAATAGCTGATTTTCTTGCTTATCAGACAACTGGGAAAACTACTAAAGAATATTGGCAGAAATTATTTAAAAGTGAAAAAGATAAATGGTTCACCATTGAAGAAGCCCTTAAATTAGGCATTGTCCATAAAGTTATTAAAAGGCCAAGTATGATTCAATTAAAAGAAGATGAACCAAATCTTTGGATTATCAAACAATGAAACTCTGTTCTAATTGCATTTATTGCAAAAGGGATATGGAATCAGATAAAGACGGAAACTTTAAATATCATTGCGAAATATTAAAACCGCAAGGGTTTGATCCTATTAAAATAACCTTTGCTGAAAAATGTAAATTATGGACACCACATCAAAAGAAATAGAAAACCAAGTAGTAATAGATAAATACCAATGTCCTTTATGCCAAATAAGATTTGGAACACCAGGGATTGCATCAGGAATGATTTATGCTCAAGATGGTAAAGGCGAAATTTGGACAGTTTGCGAAAAATGTTTTAGAGAAAGGGAAGGAAAAAGTCTATACAAATTAAAAAAGAAAGAAAAAAATAAGGGGGTGAGAACATGATAGCGAATGATTTAACTATAAGTATTATGTCAGTCACCGTAATTGGATTATTGATAACAACTATTGCAATAGTCCTTTATCTAAATAAAGAAAGAAAATAAAAATGAAAATATTAATATATACAGATTATATTGGTCATAAATCAGGATATGCTCGGATGTTTAGAGATATTATGCCTTATCTAAAAAAGGCTGGCGAAATAGCTCACGTTGCTTTGGGTTGGAATGGTTATCCTTTAAATACTAGGGATTTTAAAGTTTATCATACTAAATTAGATGACATTAAAGATTATTATGCTCCAGAAGCTTTACATTATGCTTTAGATGATTTTCAGCCAGATATTATTTTATCAATTCAAGATTATTGGATGATACATAAAATAGCTTTTAATTTGGCTCACCCTGGAAAATGGAAATGGTTTCATTGGGGAACAATTGACTCTGATCCTTTACCACACAAGGCTAGGGAAGCTTCAAAATGGGTTCATTGCCATTTATATACTTCGGAATTTGCTAGGTTAGAAATGTTGCAAATTCATCCTAATTCTGTTGGAGATAGAATTTATCCTTCAGTTAATCCAAAAACT